ACAATGCTGTTGATGTTGTGGCGAATTCAATCAAGGAATTCGGATTTAAAGTGCCATGCGTGGTTACGGAAAACGGCACATTGGTAACGGGCCATACAAGGTTAAAGGCCTGCCTTAAATTGGGCATTAAGGAAGTTCCTTAATGCAGAATGTATTGCAGAAGCTTTTGCAGATGTTTACTGTAATGGCAAAAACGCAAACAAGGAAAGTATTGAGATTAAACGAGTTTTAGACAAATACACAAAATAATAAAGGAGAGGCAAAATGGCAAAGATTAAATACACGGAACCTTCGGACTACATCCCAAAGGAGATTCGGAAAGAACTTGGATTAGGAGAGTTCGCAAAAAAAGAAGAGAAAAAATCCACAACAAAAAAAGAAAACAAACAGAATAAGAAGTGATTCTTAACCTTCAAATAGACTTGAGAGGCAGTAAAATGGCAAAAGGAACTGTTGCAGATTGCGGTGGCATTAAGCTACCAAGGAAAGACGGCAAAAAGACAAAACCGAAGAAAGACAAAAAATAAGGCATCCCGAAAGGGGTGCTTTTTTAGTACATTAGGAGACTAAAATGAACGATGGCAATTTGATCCCCAACAAGGAGAGAACACCGAGTGAACTCCGAGAGATGACAAGGAAGGGCGGGATTGCATCGGGGGAAGCTAGAAGAAGAAAAAAGTCAATGGCAGAACTGGCAAGACAAATCGCTGGTTCACCTGTGACGTCAAATAAGTTGCAAAAACAGCTGAAAGAGTTTGGTGTTGATGAAGATGACCAAACATATAATGCAGTGGCAACAATGGCCGTTTTAAAGGCTGTAACAGAAGGAAACGTTAAAGCAGTTGAGAAATGGCAGGAACTGACAGAAGACAAGAGGGAAGACACAGAAGCGTATTTCCTACCAGCCCGTGTAGTTGGGCGGGCGTTCGTTGATGTTAATCGAGAACTAATCCCGAACAAGACATATATCTTTAAAGGCGGGCGTGGTTCGCTGAAATCTTCTTTTGTTTCTTTGAAGATAGTGGAGTTATTGAAGAATAATCCACAAATGCATGCATGCGTGGTTCGTAAGATAGCGTCAACGTTAAAGGATTCCGTTTTTTCACAAATGAAATGGGCCATTAACGAACTAGGACTAAATGACGAATTTACCATGACAAAAAGCCCGATGGAAATCACGCTAAATAAAACAGGACAAAAGATATATTTCCGCGGATGTGATGACCCAATCAAGCTGAAGTCAATTAAGCCCGAATTTGGGTATATCGGTATTCTATGGATAGAAGAACGAGACCAATTAAACGGTGCAGACGAAGAACGTTCAGTTGTTCAGTCTGTTCTCCGTGGTGGTTCGCAGTCTTATTTATTCTGTTCATACAACCCGCCAAAGAGTTCAAATGCGTGGGTAAATAGGGAACTTTTAATCCCCGATGAAAACAGGGTGGTACATGAAACAACCTATTTAGAAGCACCAAAAGAGTGGCTTGGGCAAAAGTTTTTGGATGATGCAGAACATTTGCGTGCCGTGAACCCGAAGGCCTATGACCATGAATATCTAGGCAAGGCCAATGGAACAGGCGGGCAAGTATTTGAAGATGTACAAATTCGAAAGATAACCGATGAAGAAATCGCAAAGTTTGACAGGATATGTCAAGGCGTTGACTGGGGATGGTTCCCCGACCCATTCGCTTTTATTCGCTGTGCATATGTGAGTTCAAGTGAAACGATTTACATATTCGCTGAACATGTTGTGAACAAAGTGAAGAATGCCGCAAACGCTGAATGGATACAGGAACACGGGTACGATGACTACCGTATCACATGCGATAGCGCAGAACCGAAGTCGGTGAATGACTTTAAGGACTTGGGCCTTCCAGCATTCCCCGCCATAAAGGGCGCTGGTTCCATTGAGTATTCATTCAAGTGGTTACAGTGTAGGCATATCGTGGTTGATGCAGAACGATGCCCGACAGCGGCAGAAGAAATACTAAATTATGAATATGAAAGAGACAAAGAAGGGAACGTTATCAGTGGATATCCTGACGGGAACAACCATTGCATAGACGCCCTTAGGTATGCGACAGAATCCTATTGGACAAGACGAGGAAATCAAGCATGAGTTTTATTGATACGATAAAAAGGTGGTGGAACATGATTTGGGTACAACAGGCAGAACAGGTTTTTGATTTTGATTTGTCAAAACGTGATAAAGAGAACGAGTTTGTGAAGAACTGTTTAGAAATTTATCACGGGAAACCGCATTGGTTAAGCGATGACGTCAGGACAATCAACCTTGCAGAAACTATCTGTTCCGAACTATCAAAGCTAACAACCATGAATATCGGCGTTTCCATAACAGGTTCAACCCGTGCCGAATGGTTACAGGAACAAATCAATTCCATCAGCGGACAAATCCGTCAGTGGGTAGAATACGGATGCGCTGGCGGCGAGATAATCCTAAAACCGAACGGTGACACCATTGATTGTATTATGCCATTCGAGTATGTAGTGACAGAACACGTCAATGACGTCATTAAAGGGTGCGTTTTCTTTGATGATTATTACGATTCCAAGAACCAACAGTGGTATACAAGACTAGAATACCATCACATTAAAGACGGCGTTTATACCATTCAAAACAAGTGCTTTACAGGGCTTGCAAAGGAAAGCTTTGAAAGAGAAGTTGATATCAAAGATACCAAATGGAATAACCTAGAAGCGGAGATTACCGCAGAAGGCGTTGATAAGATGCTGTTTGGCATGTTCAAGATGCCGCAGGCCAACAATGTGAATATCGGTTCTATTAAAGCACTGCCTATCTTTGCAAATGTATTAACGGAACTTGAAGATTTGGACATTGCTTATTCAAGAAACGCAGACGAAATTTACGATTCAAGCAGAATAGTTCTTCTTGATTCCGACAGATTCTTTACTGGTAAAAATGACAAGGGCAACGCTATTGCAAGGGCAGGGCTTCCGAAATACATGAAGACTATCCAAGGCCAAGGAACTGGTGACATTTACCACGAAATCAACCCAAGCCTGAATACCAATGTAAGAATGCAGGGTGTTGAAGCATACTTGAACCAAATAGGTTTTAAGTGCGGATTTTCAAACGGGTACTTTGTGTTTGACCAAAAAAGTGGGATGGTGACTGCTACACAGGTTGAGTCGGATGATAGACGAACCATTCAAACGGTGAACGATATTCGGAAACAGTTGAAGGAATGCTTGACGAACTTAATCAATGCACTGGATAAATTCGCAGATGCCTATGACCTAGCGCCAAGCGGAGAATACGAAGTACAGTATGAGTTTCAAGATTTGACCTTGAATGAAGACGAAGACAAAGCTAGATGGTATCAGTATGTAAGAGAAGGCCATGTGCCGTTTTGGCGTTATTTGGTAATGTTCGAAGGATACACAGAAGAGGAAGCAAAGGAAGTGGCCGTACAGGAACAGACTGGCCTTGAAACTTTGTTTGGTGGTGGTAATGCTTGACCCGAAGCTTTTGGAAGAAATCAGCAAAGGCGCAGAGAACGTATCAGCGGACTTGCATGACAAAATCATAAGTCTTGTTGTTGATAGAATTTCAGCAAGGCTTTCCAAAGGGAAGTTATATTTAACAAATTCGGACAAATACCAATTGGAAGTGTTACAAGAAGCAGGTTTCCTTTTAGAAGACATTCAAAAGGAAATTAAGAAGCGTTCAAAGACGCAAGGAAACGAGTTAAAAAAGGCCTTTGAAGACGCAGGAATAGAAACAATCAAAAAGGAAGATGAAGTCTATAAAAAGGCCGATATTTCAACGAAACCGCTGAAACAATCACCAAGTCTTATTCGGTTATTGGAACGAGGATATAAAGCGACATACGGCCAATGGCAGAATTACACAAGGACAACCGCAATAAACGCATGCAAGCTGTATATTGAGAAGTGCGATGAGGCGTATAACCTTGTGGCAACAGGCGCAGTGAGTTATTCACAAGCTTTCATGGACGCAGTGGATGCCATCAGTGAAGAAGGCGTGATGGTTTCCTATCCGACAGGGCATCGAGACACCATAGAAGTGGCAACCGCAAGGGCCGTTCGAACAGGAGTCAGTCAGGCATGCGCAGAAGTGGTGATAGAACGGGCGAACGAAAATGACGTTCAATGTTTCCTGACTACACAGCATGCTGACCCAAGGCCGACACATGCGTTATGGCAAGGGAAGGTTTTTTGGGTGGATTGGAAAGAACTTTCCAAAAGAATAGGTCTACCATACAAGGAAGTTGTTATAGATGAAGCTTTAAAGAAGAAATATGACGAGTTCTGTTTATCAACCGACATCGGCACTATAACGGGACTTAGCGGAATCAATTGTAGGCATTCTTTCGGGGCTTTTTTAGATGGGCTTTCAGTAAATCCGTATAAAGAACAGGACTTAAAGAAAGAAAAAGAAGCTTACATTCTTTCACAAAAGCAAAGGGCTTTAGAACGGAGAATACGAAAGACAAAACGGACAGTTGAAAACCTTTATTTGGCAAAAGATAAAGCGGACGAAGAAACAAAACCTTTATTTGATGCGCAGATAATAAAGAAAAAGAATTTATTAACAAAGCAGGTGGCTAGCTATTACGATTTCTGTGAAAAGAACGATTTAAAGCCACAAGAGTATCGAATACATATCGGATAAACAAGCGGCCCAAAATGGCCGTTTTTTTATTAATAAAACAATGGCGGGAATCATTCTATTCCCTGACTTTCATATCGTGGGCGAAACGATTCATAAATGACGCAGAAAGGACAAGCAAATGCAAAATGTAAATGAGTTATTAAAGGAATTAGGTTTGGAGATTCCACAGGACAAAGCAGAAGAGTTTTCGAAGAAGTTTTCGGAGAACTACAAAACCATTGCAGAGTTTGACAAGAAGCTTTCAAAGGTTGAGGAAGAACGAGACAATTTCAAGGGACGCCTAGAAACAGCAGAAAACACTTTGAAGGGCTTTGAAGGTGTGAACGTTGAGGACATGAAAAAGCAGATGGATGCTTACAAGGAATCAGCGGCACAGGCAGAACGGGACTTTAACAAAAAGATTGAAGAACGGGATTTCAATGACGCTTTAAGAGAAGCGTTACAGGGATACAAATTCACATCTTCTTTGGCTAGAGATGCCGTGGCCGACAAAATCAAATCATCAGGGCTAAAGCTGACTGATGGCAAAATCATTGGACTTTCGGAAATGATGGAAAGCTTAAAGGAATCCAACAAAGACGCTTTTTCCGATGATAACGGAAAACCTAAGGCGCAGTTTACATCGGGCCGACAGGAGAACGGTGGGAAGAAATATTCCACAAGAGAAGAAATCATGAAAATTGCTGATACCGCAGAAAGACAGAAGGCAATCAGCGAAAATTTAGAATTATTTAATTAAAGGAGACAAAACATGTCAGCAGAAGAAAGAGTTATTAAAGCACAGCACATGGCAAAGGTTCGTGAACTGGACTTTGTCAATCGTTTCAATGGTAACATCAATGCGTTAATCCGCTTGTTAGGTGTTACAAGACGTATTCCAAAGGAAGCAGGCGCAGACTTATACGCATTAAAGGCAGTCGGCACTTTACAGGGTGGAAATGTAGCAGAAGGTGACGTTATCCCGTTATCTCAGTTTGAGACTGTAAAGACGAAGGTTGGCGAAATCGAACTTTTGAAGTGGCGTAAAGCAACAACCGCAGAAGCTATCTTAAAGGGTGGTTTAGATCAGTCAATCAACATGACCAACGAAAAATGCTTGAAGTTAGTTCAGGCAGATATTAGACAGAAGTTTTTCAGCTTTTTAGCATCAGGAACTTCTTTCATCACTGGAACAAGTTTTCAGGCCGCTATTGCAAAGGCTTGGGGACAGTTGCAGGTGAAATTTGAAGACGAAGCTATTGAGGCCGTTTACTTCTTGAATCCTCTTGACGTTGCAGATTATTTAGCAGGCGCACAGATTTCCATTCAGAATGCATTCGGTATGCAGTATGTGGAGAACTTCCTTGGCTTAGGCACTGTATTCCTTGACAGCCGTGTTCCATCAGGCAAGGTTTATGCAACCGCAAAAGAGAACATCATCCTTTACTATGTGAACTGCGCTGGTGGAGATTTCGGTGACGTATTCTCTATGACAGTTGACCAAACAGGTTTAATCGGTATCCATGAGGAAACCAACTATGAAAGAATGCAGAGTGAATCCGTTGTAGCATCAGGCATTTGGCTTGGTGCAGAACGTTTAGACGGTGTTGTTATCGGTTCTTTCTATGTGAACCTTGAAGTTGCACCTGAAGCACAGACAACCACAGTACTTGGAAAGTCGGTATCCGATTTACAGGGAACTGATTTCAAGGTAACTGGCCTTGAGGCAAGTGGCACTGTTAAGTATGTAACTGGTTACACTGGTTATTCAGGCGAGGTTTCCGAACAGTCAGGTAACTATATTGCATTGAAGTGTGCCGCAGTTGATGGTGCAACCATTAAGTGCAAGACTATCGGTGGTTCACATGACGGACGTGAGACAACCTTAGACAGTGACATGAATGTGGTATTCCGTATCGAATCTACTTCCAACAAGCTGTTATTTACCGCAACAAAGGACGGCAAGGTTGATACACATCTCATTAGCTTCGAACATGTAACATTAGAAACCGCATGAGTGTGAGTATGGGAACAAAGGCGGGTGTAGTGAAAGCACCCGCTTCCCCAAAACCTGAAGAGAAAAAACCTAAGAAGACAAAGAAGAAATAAGGAGTTGGCAACATGGATTTTATCACTTATGCACAATATCAGGCTATTTATGGTTCAACGGAATTGACAGAAACAGCGTTTAATTTGTTGAAGTATGACGCCCAACGAATCATGGACAATGCGACTACTTGTGTTGACGGATTTCATAAGCTTCGTGTTGCCTTTCCTGAAGATGAGTTTGATGTGGAAGCCATAAAAATGACTTGCGCAAAGATTATTCACAACATCCATTTAATAGAAGAAGCTGGTAAATTGGTTTCAACAGGAAACGGGAATCACGGGACGAAGATAAATTCCGTTTCAAGCGGAAGTGAATCCATTTCCTATGACAATTCCAAGTCTTCTATCGAACAGGCATCCCAAAACATAACCGCAAAGGAACAGCTTTTATTTTCACTGGTTCGTGAAGGATTAAGCGGCACAAAGGACAAGAACGGTGTGAATCTGCTGTATGGTGGTGAATATGTATTCGGATAAGATTACGTTATACAATCAATACACAGATAATGGCGTCTTAAAGTGGAAAACAACCGTTTTTAATAACGTTGACCTGAATGTCGATAAAGCGAACATCATTAGAACCTATGGCGAAAATTCGAACGATTTGGCAAAATTGCATATCCGTTTCGATTACGTCAATGGTGCAATAGTGACAGGCGGGAACACTTACAAAGAACCAAAGGAATATACGGGCGCATCAAATACGTTTACTTTTCGTTCGGGAGAAGATTTTGACTTTTTCCGATTGGGCGAAGACACAACGGCAAGCTACACTGACAGCGATTACACAGATGGATTTTATAACCATATGTTAAAAAGCTATGAAGTGTATGCCATTACAGGTTGCGCTATTTATTCCGTTATTCCACATTTTGAGGTGCGAGGGAAATGAAGTTTTATGTAACGGAAGAACTAGAAAAGCAGGTTCGTAAAAACATCCCTAAAGCGCAGTATTATTTAGATACCAACTTTGTCAATTGTATGACGCCTTACATGCCGATGGTGACAGGCACTTTTCGAAACATGGTGAACCTAGAATCAGCATCTTTAGCGGGTACAGGGAAGGTTTGCGTTTATAAAGGCGTTCAAGGCCGTTATTTGTATGAAGGCAAAGTGATGGTAAACGCCAAGACTGGAAAAGGTGCAAGACGGATTCCGTTGGAAAGCGGGGAAGTGATTTTCCGACATGTTAAAGGCGCAAAGCTGATTGCATCAGGGAGAGATTTGAAGTACACATCACCACAGGCAAGGCCGCATTGGGATGAAGTGGCGATTGAAAACCATATGGATGATTTATTGAATAACGTAAAGAGGATTTTGGCCAATGGCAGATGATTTAAGAAACGATTTAGACGGTTATGACGTTATCACAACAGCGCTGATGACTTTAGTGAACCAATATCCCGCTTTACAGCAGGGTGACGTGATTCGCTTTAGTGAATTAAAGGCAACTGGTGGTATCGGGTTCTTCCCGCAGGCCAATTCCGTTATCACAGAAGAACACAAAGATATCTTTGGCGGCACTGTTCAAAAGTGTGCGTATCAGTTTTATGTGATTTACCGAGTTGGTGGATTAAAGGAATCGCAAAAGAAAACCAAGAAAGAATGGTTGGACGATTTAGGCCGTTGGCTTGAAAAGCAGACTATCAAGGTTGGAAGCACAAGCTACACGCTTGCAAGCTATCCTGCCTTGACTGGAAACAGAAAGTTTCTATCTATTAAGAGACTTTCAGCGGCGTCCATTATCGAACAGGATGATAACAACGTGGAAGATTGGGGCATCTCAATACAAGCGCTGTATCGTAATGAATTTTAAGGAGAAAACAAATGGCAGATATTACTTTTAATACCACGGCTGGCGAAGAGATTGCAAGAGAGTTATTAATTGCATATCTTAACACTGGCACAGCATCAACACCCGTTTGGAGTGCGATCGGTAAAAGAGTTGAAGACTCTTCCGAAGAGATTGACTGGCAGGAAGAAACCGCAACCGATATCTTAGGCGCAGTTAGAACCACCATGAAGAAACCACAGATTACGCAGACGTTTGACCCAGTGAAGTTAGATGGCGGCGATGTAGCATCCGTGAAGATTTGGAACATGGCAGTGAAAGACCAAGATTATGCGGCACTTGCATCTCAGGACATGTTGATTGTTCACTTGTATGCAGGTACAGCGGCTACCGCAATGTTTGCTGAGAGATATTCAGCATGTGCTATTCGCCCGACAGGATTAGGCGGCGAAGGTGGCGGCGTTATTTCTATGCCAATGGACATCACTTATGGTGGTGACAGAACGGTTGGTACAGCGGCTATTTCACAGGGTGTTGTAACCTTTACAGCTGGCTGAAGACGAAGAAGGAGACGATAAATGGAATCTTTAAAAATCGACACAGGCGTCAAGGAATTTAGGATCAATGACGCTGTTACAATTAAGTTAAACCCATCCGACACAGCGCTAGCTAAGCGTTTATTTGTGCTTTTTGAGAAGTTTGATAAAAACACTACCAACTATAAGGATAAGATAGCAAAAGCTAGCGAAAGTGCGGACATTTTCACTTTGGCAGATAACCTTGATAAAGAAATGCGTGAAGACTTAAACGGAATCTTTAACATGGATATTTGTACGCCTCTTTTCGGGGATACATCCTGTTATGCTATCGCAAACGGCATGCCGATTTGGGCGAATATCCTATTTGCGTTCCTTGATTTAATGGATGAGGCCGTCAAGAAAGAACAGACGATTTCCAAAGAACGCATCAAGAAATATACAGACAAGTATATGCCAAGGAAGAAAAAATGAATTATAGTTTACCGACAAAATTAACCGTCAACACGAAAGAATATGAAATACGTTCCGATTACCGTGCCATATTAGACATATGCCAAGCGTTAGCAGACGTTGAATTATCCGATGAGGATAAAGCATATATCGTGCTGACGGTTTTTTTTGTTGACTTTAAGAGAATGCCACAGTGCGACTATCAGGAAGCGATTGAGAAGTGCTTTGACTTTATCAATTTGGGCGAAAAGGAAGATGGGAAGAAGCATCCAAAGATGATTGATTGGGAACAGGATTTTAATCACATCATTGCCCCCATCAATCGTGTAGCGCAGAAAGAAGTTCGTGCCGTTGAGTACATGCACTGGTGGACGTTTATCGGCTTATTCAATGAAATCGGTGGAGACTGTTATTTTGCACAGATAGTCTCAATAAGAGACAAAAAACGCAGAGGAAAGAAATTGGATAAGCTTGAACAGGAATTTTATAGAAGGAACAGAAAAGACATCGACTTCACACAGCATTTTACGGATGAGGAAGAAGATGCCTTGAAAGGATGGATTTGATGTTTGAAAAATTCATAAACCTTAAAATTGATGTTGAAACGAAAGACGCATTAAAAGAGACGAAAAAACTTCAGCGTGAGATTGATAAACTGGAAGAGAAGAAAAAAGTCACTATTAACTTGCAAGAGGAAACTAATGCAAAAATAATAGAAGCACAGCAGAAAAAACGTGCGGCAGAACAGAAGCTTTCAAGTATGATGAAAGACCCGAATACTTCTGTCGATGACTGGAACAAACAAAAAGCTTTAATCAAAGGGTATGACAAAGAGATAGTAAAACTTACGAATACTTCCGATAAGTATACTGGGAACATTATTAAAGCTGACGAGGAAATAGCAGTAAAGCAAGATAAGATAAAAGAACTGACGAAGAACGGCATTATTCCCGAAGACACTCCCGAAACAATAAAGAAAAGCAATAAAGGTGTAGACGAGTTTTCAAGAAGAATCAAGGGGCTTTTAAAAAGCGTTTTTGTGTTTTCTCTTATTGGTAAAGGCCTGAGAGAAATCAAAGATTTATTTAGTAAAATCGTATTAACAAATGATGATGCAAGACAGGCAATAGCAGACTTAAAAGGCACTCTTTACACACTTATAGTTCCGTTCATGAACATTGTTATGCCGTTTGTAACAAAGCTTATAAATGCCCTTAATTACATCCTTACGCAGATTGCTAAAACAGCGGCTGGAATCCTTGGACTATCATTAGCGGAAGCGGCAAACAACGCACAGTCTATGTATGAATCCTTACAGGATGCACAGGGGACTGTTGCTGGATTTGATGAGTTAAATGATATTGGAAGCAATGACAAAAGTATTGAAGCAAACTTTGGCAACATCGGCACATCGGCGTTGACAGACGAAGTGCAGAAGACGGCCGATATTATCATGGCCGTTATCGGTGCCTTAGTTGGATTAAAAATTGCTACAAGTTTAATCAATATTATTGGGACAATCAATTCCCTTGGCATTAGTCTTTCTGCATTCTTACCAATTCTTGCTGGTATTGCGCTTGCAATTGGTGGCATAATCCTTCTTGTGAAAGGAATTCAGGAGATAGCACAAAATGGCATCACATGGAAAGCTATTGGGTTAATTGCGGCAGGCATTCTTGCAATAGGTGCGGCAATTGCAATGGCGGTAGGGTGGCCAGCTTTGGTTGTAGCGGCTATTGTTGCGGCAGTTACAGCAATAGTGTTAATCATTATTAAATACTGGAACGAAATAGTTGCATGGTTCAAACAGGCATGGGTAGATATTTGCGCTTTCTTCAGTAATATCGTTAATTGGTTATACCAAAATGTTATTTTACCAATCGGGAATTTCTTTGTGAACATGTGGAACGGAATCAAGAATATATTTTCAGGCGTTGGAACGTTCTTTTCCAATATTTTCACAAATGCCACAAACGGAATTAAAAATATATGGAACGGGATTATAACATTTTTCCAAACTGCTTGGACAAGGATAAAGAGTATTTTTTCAGGCGTTGGAACATTCTTTTCTACTATATTTAACGGCGTTAAAAATACATTAAAGGACGTGTTAAACATCATGATTGATTTACTGAATAGGATGATTAACGGCGTGAATGTTTTAATCACTCCTCTGCGGGCAATTATTGTAGCAGTCGGGAAAATGTTTGGTGCAACATGGACATTAAGTACTGTTCGTATTCCGAACATTCCACGATTAGCGCAGGGCGCAGTTGTGCCGCCAAACAAAGAATTCTTGGCTATGCTTGGTGATAACACAAAAGAAACAGAAATCGTATCGCCGTTATCAACCATGAAACAGGCATTCTTGGATGCACTTTCACAGAACGGTGCTGGTTCAACCAATGAACTTTTGGAAGAATTAATAGCTGTTGTGCAGAGTAAGAACCTGACGATTAGCCCTTCAGCAAATTTAGGTAGAGTGATTGCAAAATCTTCTACTATGTATAGAGGAGTAACAGGATGAGTTTCAGTGGATATTTAATAAAAATAGGTGGTGCAAGTGGCACAAGCTTGCCTCTTTCTTATATTCGGGAAAATTCCTATTCGGAGACGCCAAACCAACGAATCGACAGAAATTCGAAACGAAATAACAATGGCGTCCTGAATCGAAAAGTGGTTAGCCATATGCCTTCTAAGATCAAGTTTACCACAATGCCAATGACGAATTCGGAGTTGACTACACTGATGAACATCATTAAGGCGAACTGGATAGAATCCCAAAGAAAGGTAAGACTTCAGTATTACAACAGGGAAAGCGATAGCTATAAGGAAGGCTGGTTCTATATGCCCGATTTAACATATACCATTAGAACCATAAACGGCAACACGGTGTATTACGAAGGAATTGAATTTACATTCATAGAATATTAAGGAGTTTGTATGACACAGGATTTCAAGACAAACATTATAGACGGCACATCGAATCAGGACTTGCTTCTTGTGTTTGATGATGCCCAATTTTTAAGCTATTACGATGGCGATTTCACAGAAGATGATATCGAGATAAACAATTCTATCTGTGCAGAGGATAACATCCTATTTGGCGGCGGCGTTTCATCGGACATTTCCTTTACGCTTTTAAACGAAAGAATGGACGCTTCTGCCATGGCATTCGGATGGGCAAAGGCTTTTATCGGAGTTGTTGTGCAGACTACATCAAAAAGCGGAAATTTCAACGCATATGTCAAGATAGGAAATGATGAATGGACAGGCAGAAGTGATGGGCTGTATAAGAACGGGACAAGATTATTTGAAACAGAATTCCCAGTCATTTCATTGTATGCAAAAGGCGGGTATTTATGGGCCTATTCCTCATCCTTAATAAACAGTGTGATTATTTCCAATGACTCCTATCAAACGGTTCAAATCAGCGATTTTATGCGTGGGAAGTTTACTTCTTACATATCCTTTTATTTTGACGGAACTTTCGGATACAGGTGGGATGGTGCGAACGTTTACAAGTACGAATATTGCCCTGTAGGTGTGTTTAACATCTCAAAGCCTGAGAGACTGAAAGAGTACGAAGTTGGATTTACAACGGCCCAAGACAAGATGACGAAGTTTGACAGAAGCGCAACGGAGTTTATTAATACGCTTTCAACAACGCTGACGATTAAGTCATTTGTTGATAGCTTGTGTTCCTATTGCGGCACAACGTTTGCGCTTTCAAGTTTTCCACATTCAACTGACACTTTTAACAAGTCAATCCTTGTGGAAAACGAGTATACCTGTCGAGATTTGCTGAAATTTGCCGCAGAATACTGTGGAACATTTGCATACTGTACAGGTGACGGCCTTGTATCATTCAAAAGCTTGCAAACATCGACAGTAGAAGAGATAACGTATGACAGGCTTGAACTGGATGGCGAAGAGTTTGCGGAATATGAGACGGAAAATATCACAAAATTGATTATTCAGTCTAGTGAAGGAAGCAGTTTGACTTTCGGTTCGGGTGACAATGCTTATACCGTTTACGGGAACCCATTCATAACAGATTCAAGTTGGTTTGATAGGCCGAGTTCAATTCCGAACTACATCCCGATTACGGCAAGCGTTATCACAGCTGACCCGTCTATTGAATGCGGTGATAAGATTCTTTTCAACCTGTCTCAAGAAGAAACGATGGCACTCATGTATGGTGACTGTTTATCAGTAGACGCAAACAACTTAGCTTTCTATTTTGTACAGGCGGCCATTAAGCGTGGAATTCCGTTGATTTCAAGAACCATTGTTTTTAACGGACAGGCAAGCGCTGTTTACCAGTCAAACGGGGACAAGGTTCGGCCATATGATTCTGCGGCACAGAATAACTATGCGATATCCGTTTCAAACGGAAGAGTGAACGGGAAGGTAGCGGAACTTGATAATTCATTTGACCAGCAGAAGGTTTTCAATCGGTTAACAAACAACGGAGAAAATCAAGGGATTTTTCTTCAAAACAATAAAATCTATATCAACTTAGATTATTTAAAAGCGAACACTGTTATTACGCAAGAATTCGAAGCACAAAACATCAAGCTTACTGGCGGAAAAATACAAATGAAGACGCATGAAGCGTCAGGAACAGAGAATTATATCATTATGGAATATGATGGTGGCGGGGAGATAACATCTATACCAATGAAAATATCTGTATTCCCAAGCGGGATAGTAATAGAACAGAACCCGCTGGACGATTCGCCTAGAAAAATAGTCATATCAGGGCAGATTGTCAGGGTTGAATACGAAGGAACTTCTGCTGAGATATTTACAGAAGGGACTACGGCTTTTGGCGGCGGCGGCGGGCATTTCAGGGTGCGAGACACTTCGACAAATGTCATCCGTGCAGATTTGTCTGCAACTGGATTAGTATTTAGAAATTCAAGTGGCGCAATAACAAAAACATATTCCGCTACATAAGGAGAGAAAAAATGAGTATACACAATTTTACACAATTTCCGATACCAGCGAAGCAAATCACGGCCACAGACATTCCGTACTCAACCACGGATGTCGGGTCGGAACTCGGCCGATTGGACGGGAAGTTCGGGGATTATCGGACGGCTTCCGCACAGGACCTAATCGACAATGCCCAATCCACATCCATCACGCAATTGCAAACCGCAGTGAACAATTATGATTTATTTATTTCAAATTCACACAATAGTCTGTTCAGATTCAAAGACATCACATCATACTTCAATGATGGCACT